TCAATGCGTTTCCGCTTAGCGTGAATGTTGGCATAGAGACCTGGCTTCATCATTTCATTTTCTTCTTTTTGCTCATGCCAGCTTCGGACAGAGCGATAGCAATGGCTTGCTTGGCGTTCTTAACCTTGGGAGCTTTCTTTGGCCCTTTTGGGTTCATGCCTGAATGCAACTTACCAGCCTTATACTCGCCCATCACTTTAGCGACTTTGGCTGCTGCTTTGGTAGGTTTCTTCGCCATCTTTGTTTCCCTTGAATGAAAGAGGGGGAAGCCGAAGCTCCCCCCATCTCTATTACGCTTGGTTGAAAAGCAGAATGCCTGCCATTTCAGGGTTGGTCATTACAACGCCGTACAATGTGTCGAGCGTGTAAAGCGTCTGGAACGTCAGTGGATCGAACTTCTTGGTCATAACCAATTCGATGCCCTGATCGGTCGAAGCGCGGAGAACGTCAACGCCTGCGCCATCTGGAACAGCATAACGACCTGGGAGGAGTTCAATCGAATCCTTGCGCCAGAACGGGTTGATGTTCGAAGCAGTGGTGTTCAGGAAGTTGATTGGAGCAGTTGCCGAAGTCGAAACAACGTCGATATTCTTATACTGCAATTCAGCATCCGTAGGCGACGAGTTAGCACCAATCATCGGAGGCGAGATTGTCATGGTCGTGCCGCTATCAACCGAGATAACACGGAACGTCTTCAGTTCGCCCGTGCTACGCTTGGTGATGTGGTGGACTGCTTCGAGACCGTCAACCGTGAACGAGTCACCAGCAGTGATGCCAGTTGTCGAAGAAACGGTAACAGTCTGATAGCGGTTGTCCACGTTGAGAACGCCGCCAGTGCTGCTGGTCGTTGCTTGTGGCACATAACGCACTTGAGCGCCGTTAGTGGCGATCGTGCGGCTTGCCGAGTTAGCAGCGCAACGGTTAGCATAGTCAAGCTTGTAAGTCTGGAAGCTTGCGACTTCACCGACAAACGAACGCTCGTATGCGTTAGCCGACTTGTTACCAGTGAACGAACGAGTCGCTACTGCCAAGTTACCAGCCATGCCGTTGTAATCGCGGCTCGACAATGCGAGGTAGCGATCGCCAGCCATTACGCCTTGCTCGTTCATGATGCTGTCGCAAAGAGCTACGTCATCATAAGTGCCAGGAGCAGTTGCAACAGGAACAACAAGCGTACCCTGAGCAGCAGCCAAATCCATAACGGAAAGGTTGATGTCAGAAGCAAGCTTTTGCTTTGCGGAATCGCCCAAGCGACCTTCCTGCAATGCGTCACGCAGTTCCAAAGCGTTCATCTGCCATGCAGAGCACTTGTTGAAGCCGAGCGTCGAAGGCACGGAAAGCTGAGTCATGTTCGAAACGTCAGAGGCAATCGAGGTGCCAATGATGCGGTCGAATGACTGAGCGATGTAGGGCTGCGGACGCCAGATGGTGTCACGAGCGCGTTCCATCGTCACGCCGCTGGTGTTGTATACGGTGACGTTCTTCGAGAGAATCAGAGCGTCGTTGAAGCCTTCGAGGATGTCCTCAAAAGCAACAATTTCTTCCTTGGAAAAAGCATTTGCCATTTTAAAAAGTCCTTAAGATTAAGATTTCTTGCTGCGCTTATAGGCCATGACCTTCGACATATCTCCGGTCTTGAGAGCCTCTTCACGCAAGCGATCGAGGGTTGAGTCCACAGAGCCAGAGATGCGTCCACCACCACTGGTGATGATGCGTTCTGGCGATGCTGCTGCCTTGCGATTTGTTACTTTCAACTGAGTCTCCAGTTTTGCGACCGCAAAGGCAAACTTCACGGGATCATTGATTGAGGCGAGTTCCTTGGCCTTGGTCGTGTTCTTGCCGAGTGCGTAAATAATCAACGCGGGATTGTCAGAGCCTTGAAGAACAATTCCCTGCTGCGTGACGTTGAAGGTGTCCAAGGCAACAGCTTCGGCATCTTCATAATCGCGCACCTTTAGCGAGGCTCGTGCCTTCGCATAGGAATCAAGCTTGTCCTGCCATGCTTTGGCTTCAGCATCTCGCTGAGCTTCTGCTTCGGCTTCGGCTGCATCGTAATCACGTTTCTGATCATACCATCCAGCGAGCTTGCGTTCATATTCGTCGGAATCGTAATCGCAATCTTCAAGTGTTGGCTTCTTGCCTAATGCGACTGGCTTGTTCTCAGTCGGCGCAGCATTCAGCTTTGCTTCAAGTTCGCGGATCTTCCGCTCTTTTTCCCGATTTGATTTACGCAACTCGCGCACCCACTCAGGCGCACGCTGCTCTTCCTCTTGAGGTGGCGATTCCTCACCTATCGAAATGACAACATCATCCTCACCTTCACCTTCATCATCCGAGATGGCATTGTTCTCATCATCGGCTGCGTCATTTGCTTCGGTGTTGATCTCGATAGCATCGAGCGTGTCGTCGTTCTCCAGTTCTGCCGTTTTCATATATTACCCCGTCAAACTCACCCAAATTGCGTGGTGGGTGGAACCACATTCGCTTGAGCAACTGCTTGCCCAATCTTTTCAGCCGTTTCGACAGCGGACTTGCGCTGGTCGATGTCGATGTTTGAGAGCGTCTCCATCGTCTTGGCTTTTGTTTCTTCTGCACGCGCCAGGCTGTATTCGGTGTTAGCCTGGGCCTGAACTGCCTTGGCCTGAGCTTCCTGCGCTGCCGCCATGAGATACATGGACTGCGGATCTGGTTGCTGGCCAGCCATCATGGCTTCCATCATGGCCATCTGTTCTTCTTCGGTCGGCTTGACGACGCCAAGCTGAACCAGCTTCTTGCGGAAAAAGTCCTTGATGTCGCCAATGCCTTCGCCATCCATGTTCATGATCGCCATCGCTTGAAGGATCATTTGCGTCTCAGGATCGGACGTAACCTGCATCATGCCAGTGAGCGCACGCACGGTTGCTTCGCGTCGGCTGGTAAAGGAAGGCCCAACGTCAACCGCCACGTCGAAGGTGGCCTTGCTCAGATCGTTCTCATAAACGACCTCGCCAGACTCAGCGTCGATCGTCGGCTTCATAAGCTCAACCGATGCAACCTGATCCATCTGGTCGATGGACTTCATCTTGCGGCCTTCTTCGACATAGATGTCCTTGGCCATCGACAGCCAGATCTCACCGCAACGACGCATAGCCTTGGCCATGTTGGTCATGTAGATGAACGACTGCATATCAAGGCGCGTTTGGATCAGCTCAACAGCCTTGCCGCTGATGTTGCTAACCATCTTGTCGGCCTGCTGATTGTTGCCAAGTATCTCGGTCATGTCCTGCTCGGTCAACTGCAAGAGCGCAGCCATCGCAGGCGGAATGTCAGACGACTTCGTGTAAGCAACAGGACCAGCAGCCTGCATCTCACCATTAGGACCAGTGATCGGGTTGACCAGAAGATATGGATAGTTTCGGATGTTGTCTTCGGCCCACATCACTTGGTGGCCAGAGACTTGCTCCGGTGTCAGGATTGGCTTCTCGACCGACGAAAGCGCGCTGATTTCGCCGAGCTTCGACAGCTGCATATTCTTCAGGCGCTGCGGATCTTTCGCCAGGCGAACATGGCCCATGCAGCGCTCGATGTTATCGACGAACCAACGCTTGCCATAATAGGGAACGATTGGGATGTTCTTCCCAGCGATATAGCCAGCATCCTCAAGGATGCCGCCACCGCTCATGATATACTTATGAACGCGACGACGCTTGGTGCGCTTCTGGCGAACCTCGATCGTGCCGACAGCGGCCAGCGTTTCTTCTAGTGTTTCGTCTGCATCGAAGTCAGCCTGGGTATAACGCTCTTCTTCACCATCGAGCGTCTGGAATATGCGGATTGTCTCGCGCACTTCCTCGACGCGGTAATATTCCGCCACGTAAACAACGTCTGGCGTGTCCCAGTCGTATTCGTATTGATGGATCTCTTTCGGCCACGTGGTCGGATCGTCGTTCCACTCAGCCTTGTAGGCTTCACGCGCCACCGAATAGAGAACGAAGCAGTATTTTGCGTCCGACTTGTCCTGCTTCTTCGCGTCCAGGTCAAAAAACACCGACGAGTCAGCGTCATAGATTGGCTCGAAGCGAATGCGCTGGCGCTCGTTCTCATCGTCCTCTTCGTCTTCATAGACGGTGCGGAGACGCCAAGCACCAAAGCCACCGCCGACGCCTTCCTCGAAAGCGTTATCGAAAGCCTCATCGGCCACGCTGTCCTGTTCGTCGGCGCGATAGAGACCGTTGCAGGTCTCTGCCAGCTGCTCGTTCTTTGTTCCATCCTTGGAGACGAAATCAACAGCAATGCGGTTGTTGCGATATTCGTTGATGATGCGGATCACGCTCATGTGAATCTTGTTCACCTCGAAGCGTGGCTTGTTCTCGAACTGCTCGCCGATCGGCCCTTCCCACTGTGCACCAGCAAGAGAATAGAACCGACGATCCTGAAGGCATTGCAAGCGCTCATCGCGCATGGACGACTGACAGCGGTCGAACTCGTTTAGCGCAGCTTGGTGCACGTTTCCGAGTCTTTGTTCTCTGTTCAATCGAGCCATTTACCACCTATTCATCGTTGCTAGAGGTTTGACCTCGACTGCCTTTTTAGGGGCCGCACGACGACTTGCCTCGCACGCATAGCGCAATGCGTCTATAAGATGATTATCACGATCCGCAAGAACTGGCAAGATTTGTCCTGTCAATGGATCAGTCTTATAGCTGTAGCAGGTCAATTCATCGATCGTATGCTGGCATCTTGGATGAACAACGATGTCGTGAGACTTGAGCCATTCGATGCCTTCCTCGACAGACTTCGGCCCTTTTATGGCTGGCATAATCTTCGGAAAGCCATGCCGCTGCATATGGCTAATCGTCTCCGGCCTAGCGCTGTCAGCCACGATCGGCCACTTCTCGGACTCTGGAACGGTCAAGAATAGATCAGGCGTGTCCATGATTTCACAGCCAACGCGATATGCTTCGTGGTCGACATAGATCGTCCGGCCGATGACATGGCAGCGGATCAGGACGGTTGGATCGGAAGCAAAGCCCCAGTCAGCGCCAAAGCGATGCGTGGCATCAGATGGCGTCTCGAACTCTTCGATCTTCCAGTTGCGGAAGACGCGTGCCTCGCTGTTCGCAACGTAACCGCCAAGCCAGACGTGCTTATATTTGTCTGGATCGCGTCCACGATCATATTCCATCTCGGCCTTGAGAACATCAGGGAACCAAGGATTGTCTTGGAAGTTGACCTCTCGGACGATCGAGTTTGGCGGAATGCTATCTCCGCGCAGCAGTGCATCGACTGGATCATTGTTGTTGAGAGGGTTCCACGTGAACCACAGCTCAGAGTCAGGCTTGCGGATTGTCGGACGGAGAAGATCAAGGCTGCGTTGACTGAGCGATTGCGCTTCTTCCACCCAGGCGCAGTCATATCCTTCGAGCGACTTAATGGAATCGCTTGTGTGGTTCTGCATCCCTTGGAAGATGATTAGGCCATCGCCATGCCGCGATTTGATCTGGCTTTCCTGCACCTCGAAATAGGATTGCACGCCAAGTTGCTCAATCTTGAGTTCGAGCAGGCGCTTGACCGACTGCGCCAATGATTTCTGGATCTCACGCACGCAGACGGTGCGTCGCTTCTGATCCATAACGTGCGCCTCAATCACCGCTTCAGCAAAGGCGTGCGACTTTCCAGAGCCACGCCCACCGTGCGCGCCCTTATAGCGGCTGGGAGCGAGGAACGGCTTGAACCAGCGAGGTGTCTTAATCGTTAGCGTCTGCGTCATCGATCACCTGGCGCTGGATGCGATTGACTAAGTTTCCGCTGATGTTCAGCTTCGCAGGCTCGTTATATCCGTGCATCGCGTTCAGCTCTTTGACTGCCGCGACCTTCACCGATCCACTGCCTTCACGATAAGCCTGGACCAAAGCCTTGACGGACATTTCACGGGACCAGAGCTGCTTCTCTTCAACGGATGAGCGCAACTCACGGATTCTTTCCATGACCTTGCCATTCTTCATCAGAACGGAAGCCTTGGAATAAATCACGTTGTCCTTCCAGTCAGCGCAACCATAAGCCGCACGATATGATTCAGCCTGCCCCAGACCATCAGCGATGCCCTGGCAGAATGCTTCCTGCTTTGCGGTGAGATTAACGTGAGGCATTAATCAGCCTCCACTTCATCATATAAAGATTTCTTTATATCACTCTCGGTGATGGCTTCGCCAAAGATTTGACCAGTCTCAG